GGTGACATAACGCTAAAGTTTTTAAAATCATTTGAAGCAAAATCATTTCTCCTAGTTTCTTTATACGTTCCATAAACAGTATTATATATACTATTATATCTTTGATTTAAAAAGTCCTCATCTTCTAAATCTCCAAAAATTAACTCTTTAGATTGAAGTTCATTAGTAGGTCTTATAACTTGCTCTTTTGATACATCTAGTTTATCAGTCCAATGTTGGGTACTTCCTGCATTTATATAATCTTGATAAGGTTCTATTAATAATAGTTTTTCATTATCGGGATCAGTTTGTATAATTAAGTTAAATCTATTTACTAAATCTTTTACAAAGTCAGCTTGTGTTATATCAGGCATATTGTGATACATTTGTACCTCTCCATTTTCACCACCACCCATTAGCCCAATATCATCAGTTTGTAAAGTTCTTATCGTACAACTATTAGTAGTTATATTTATTGTTTGGTCCGCCCCTGACATAGTGGATTGTAACAAAGCAACACAAAAATAAACACTTCCAGGAGTAGGTATTAAATTATTTGTAAATACATAATCTTGAGTAGTACCTGCAGATATTGATATTTCTTGTGTACTAGCAACATCAAGACCTGAAATATTAACATAATCTCCTTGCTCATTTAATGTTGCTTGGTCATACCAACGTACAATTAAAGAACCACTATAGTCATTACTTTGTATTGTTTGAGCAGGTAGAGTTAAATTAATTGTTGTTTCTACAGTTAGATTGCCAGTTGGTAGTAAAGTTTCTGAGCCTGTATCTGTTGGTATTTGAATACTAGGAGAATTTACTGTAGTAGATATATTCCAACCAATATTTAAGGTTTGTAAAGTAGTTGCAAAGTATAAATTATTAGGGTCGTATATTTCATTGTTAACTATTAAATTTGCAAAAAAGTAATCTACATTTACAATGGTATTGTCAGGGTTATTTAAAGTATAAGCAGTTTCAGTTTGGGCAGAAGTCATTTGAGCCTCAAACCCTATAAATGGTGATTCACTACCTGCACTTGTATTAAATAAAGTTTGTACTCTTTGGCTTTCAGTAGAACAAGTCATAAATAATCTACTAAACCAATCTGTATTAGTTAAGCTATCTCCATCAATTCCTAAAAATGTACTTTTAATAGTATATCCTGATTTTGCAGCAATAATATGTAATAGCCTTTGTATTCTTATAGCAGGCTTTAAATTGCCAATCTTTACCATTCCGTAATAGTTCAACGCTTCTACTCCATTAACATTTCCTAACTCATTTATATTACCTGTCCAATCATCAGGGTTCCAAAACATAGCACTACTATAAGGATTGTAGGTATGTCCATAATCAAATACAGGGTACATAACATCATTAGTTGTTGTGCTTAATACTGTTGTTAAGCCTGTAGTCCAACTAGCTAATACATTTGCTAAAGTTAATTTATGGTCTAATATTTTACTTAATAAGTATAATTCAGGAGTTGTTGTGTCTTCTACCCTAAAAGCGTCTTTTAGTTTATTGTCTTTTAATTCAGTAAAGAAATCTGCAGTATCACCAAATAAAGCCACCTCATACAATCTAGCGTTCATATAGATAGACTTTAATTGTATAAAACCTTTTAGTTGTGGAATACTATCTATATATAAAATAGCACTAAATTTAGTTTTAGAGTTATACACTAAACTTTCTAAATTAACATCAAAGTAATTTTCAAAAAAATCATTATTAGCATTAGAAAAAGGTAGCTTTAAAGTTTGACTAAAACTAGACTTTCTTGTATCAGGGTTTTTTAAATCTAACCAATTATAGTTAACTACAACATTAGGGGCTTGTTGTAAATCTAGCTCAAATTGTGTTACATCAAAAGTATCATCACTTGTTGTTTCTCTACGATATGCTACTAATCTTACATCCATTAGCTATTAGTTCTTACTTTGTTAGCGTACTCTAAATTAACTGTATATTGTATTTTAATCTTATCGTTTACGCTTGTTTTTTTAATATAGTTTTTACTTGTTACTACAACAGGATATATAATACTAGGAGTATTGTAGTCATCATCTGCTAATATTTGCACATCAGTAGAAGTAAATAATTCCTCTAGCCATACTGCCTCATCTTCATTTAACCAATCAGAATTTACAACTAATTTTCTTTTAGCTTCTGTAAATAGTGTTTGTTTTCCTCTTTCGTAATTAGAATAAGCATATTTACCTAAATCCCAAGTACCAGGAACGCTCTCCATTTCTTCACTTGTTACGTCTACGCTTTCTACTGACTTACCTCTAAAGTTCATATAATCCCAAGCACCTAATCTGTTTCTCCACGCTAGTCTAACATTATCATATCTAGTACAGCTTTGGTGCCTATCATCTACTTTTGCTCCACTTCCATATCTATAGAAACTATAAAATTTAGTACATCTAGTATCAGGCTGACCATTAGTACTAGCACTTGTTGTTGTTCCACAAATACTATAATAAGCCCAATTAGAAAAGCTGCTAGGTCTAGCATTGGCACCTGTAACAGTCGCACCTGAACCATTAATAACTGAATCTGTTTGCAATTGTAAATTTTTAGTACCACAACCAAAATATAAAATAGCTTCTTGTACCGTATCAGATTGAGCAGCAGTAGCCCCACCATTAGCGTTATTATTTATAAAAAAATGTATTGTAGAGCTACCACTTCCATCTGCTATTAAATTACCTGCACTATCAAAATATTGTACTGCTATATATTCAATTTTTTCTCCTACTGTCACAATACTACTACTAGCATTATTACCTTGTTTAAAACATATTGTAACCTCATCTATATTATCTGCATTTGTACTACTACCTCTAACAAATTGAACAGTTGGAGCATTAGTTAAAAAGCTATAACGGTCTTTATTAGTAGTGTTATTAATAAAATACCCTAAAGGAAATTGCGTTCCATCATCTAAACCCCCTACATCAGTTGCTGTTTTAGTATAAGGTGTAGTTGCAGGTATACCTATTGCAATATTACTTGTATAAGTTCCTGTTGGGGTTAAAAATTCTTGAGGAGCAGCAGTTTGACTTGTAGCCTTTTCATAACCACCTAATATTCTTATTGCTACAGCTTGGTTAGTGTTTTGTGAAAAGGGTTTACTTGTTTCTACTGTACCTACACTATGTATACTATTTGTAGAAGAATTTTCATTTACTTCTTGTGTTTCTAAATACGTTCTTACTATTTTACTAACATCTACTATACCTACTCCTGCCTTATTTTTATGTAATTTTAATTTAGCTTTAGTTGCTAAAGCTCCTGTATTAGATGTACTTATTTGTACTTGTACTATATATCTAAATTTAGCTGCTCCTGTTATTGCTCCTGCGTCCTCTTTAACTACATAAACTAAAGGGCTATTACAAGCCACAAATTTATTAGGCTGTTGTTCTATGCTATATGCCATTACTTCTTACTTAAATTAATTTCTATTTTATCTGGGTTTTCTAATTCTATTGAGTTATCTATATCAACTGCAAATGCTTCTGCTATCTCTGAGTTTAAATCTCCTATCATATCATCATAAGGCTTTGAAATAAACCTAGTTCTTTCTATACCTCTTTGTTTTATACTTCTAGCTATAAGAAAAGCTAGAGATTTTTTAGTTATAAATCTACCTTTCTTATCTCTACCTTTTATACCCTTAATACTTATCCAAGGTAGTATAGCTCTTAATGGTGGCTGTTTTCTACCAAACTTAAACGGACTACCTAAACCCCTAGCTCTACCTCTACCTTTAAACCCCCCTGAACCTTTAACCCCTTGATCAATAAACTGCCAATAATCATCTGCTTGCCCAAAGTCCATTTTAAATTTAATACCTGACATAGTTTTTTCTATATCGTAACTCATTTCATTAAATAGAGTTCCTTTAGCTCTTTTGCCTTTCTTGTTTAAATTAGCTCTAGCTTTTTCTATTAGCTTACTACCAAAACTACTTAATATTGCTTCTATTTCTGTTGTTTCTATATCCATTATGTATTAGGGGCTTCGTCACTTGGTTCAATAGGAGCATTACAAAGTGAGTTAGGGTTATTAACTTGCATAGTAAAACTAGCACTCCACCCAGTTAACATATTAGCAAATCTAACTGTAAAAGGCTCTGCATTAATTGGTAGATTTAAAACTACTTCATTAGGTATATAACTAAATTTCTTTCCACTATCTCCCCCTGATGTTTGTAGAGCTAGATTCTGTCTAAACTCTGATATAACGTCTTGCATAATTTGTAGCATTTGTGACCAAACCAACTCTCTATTACTTAAATCTTCTTTAATTAAATTCATAGTAAATACAGTAAAAGTATAAGTCATTACCCCTTTATCTATATTAGTATTGCCTGGCTCTACATATAATATAGGAAAGTCTGATTGGTCTAATTTATTAATATCTACTTCATCTAACATACCACTATGAAAAGAATTAATTTGAAAATGATTAGTAGCTATTGTGTTAAAATCGTCTATAAAGTTTTTGTATGTTATCATCTATGCTTATTATAATTGTTTCTTTCTATGTTGCTTTTATCTTGTTGGTAGCTTAAATATGTTAATACTAAAGTAATCTCTGTTTTAGTAACAGCTTCAATGTTTAATATGTTATTATTAGCCAAGCTAAATATTAAATTATACCATCCCCACTTACCTGCTAAGGTTTTTTCTCCTGGTTCGTCTTCTTCACCCCCATCGAATAACTGTTTAAATCCTCCAATAAGTTTCTCCCTAAACGAAAAAAAAAATCTATCGCTGATAGTGTAGTACTCATTGGTAAGTCTTTAAACTTGTCTATTTCTAACTCATCAGGGTCATAAGGTTTTACGCTATAAAACTCTCCAACTTCTCTATTTACTTCTCTATATAGAACACTCATAATTCTATGTAGATTTTTGTTTATGTCTTTTCCGTATTCTTCAATATCTACAAACTCTCCAGTTGTTATCTTACTTAGATTAGGAACAAAGCCAAATTGTTTACCTTTAAACTTTATTCTCTTTTCTAATATTGTTTCATTCTTGCTATTTACAAATTTGTTTATTTTATCTACTAAAAGCTTCTTTTGTTTTAATTGTAGCCTTTTTATTAGCTTCTTATCAATCTTACAAAACATAGAAATAATCTCATCATCTCTAGTCTTTCTTTTAGTGTTTGCTATTTGTAAGTACCTTTGAAATTCTGCAATAGTAATATCTTTCCATTCAGTAGGCACTATAACCTCAAATTGTTCTCTAGCCATTTGTTATAAATATAAATTCAACGTTTTTGTTCATAATATATAATACTTGCCACTATAATTAGTTGTTAGCTTGTTTAAAGCAACATATCTAATAGCGTCTATTAAGTGGTCTAATTGATTTGTAGCAGGTTTATTTATAACGTGTCCGTTCTTATCTACTAACCATTTATAATACTTAAATTCATTTATAGCGTTTGTACTCTTCTTTGTTATATGTATCTTAAATCTTCTTAATACATCAATCCCCATATTAATACTATCAGCTCCTTTTTTAGCTCCTTTAATATTAAACCCTAGTCTATGTACTTCTTCAATAGATTTAGGTTCAGCACTATCTCCTATTATTTCTGTTTGTCTTGTTATACCTAATTCTCTTAGCTTATTAGCTATATCTTGATTAGTTAAACCTTTACTATATAATAGTTCGTTAATATATAAATCATCATTTAGCTTATATACTTCTGCTATTGCAGTTGGATCATTAGAGTAACCCCAATCTAAACCTAAAGCAATTAGCGTTGATTCTGTTGGTATATTGTTACATATCTCAAATTGTCTAAATATAGTTTCTGTAGGTTGTGCCATATCACCTAGTCCATATATTTGCCAATAGTTAGAATCTAATTGTTTTAATCTTTCTATTTCCTTTATTGTTTCTTCAGGTAAAAAAGGATTATCTAAATATGTAGATTTTATAAAAGTACAATCCTCTCTATTCATTACGTTATCATATATCCAACTATAAGGATCAGAGGGGTTAAAATCTAAATAGATATTCTCTGTAGTTCTTAATGATAGCTGTACCCAATCCTCAAATCTAAACTCATTAGCTTCATTTAACCATAATATATTCCTCTTACGTCCTCTTATTTTTTGTGGCATATCAACAGAAATAAATTCAATTTCATTACCATTTAGTTTATAAGTTAATTCTGACTTATTATGATTATCAGGATTGTATAAGTTGTGTGATTCTAATATATTAAAGAAATCTCTATATGCAGTTCCTTTAAGGGCAGGTAGTGTTTTCCTACAAATAGTATATACCTTACCCTTGCTTTGTAACGCTTTAAGTATTATTAATTGAGCTAGTGAATACGTCTTACTACTTCTTGTACCACCTTGATTAACTACAATTCTTGTACTAGCATTAAGATTCTTTTGTAGAACTACTGTTCCCTTTAGATTCAATA